AACCTGAACCCCAACCTGAACCCCAATCTGAACCCCAATCTGAACCCCAACCTGAACCCCAATCTGAACCCCAATCTGACATACAATCTGACCCCCAATCTGAACCCCAACCTGACATACAATCTGAATATTTACCTACTCCCCCACCTTCTCCTGAACAAACCGAAATTATTGCAGTAGAAGACATAGTAGAACATGTTATTTCAGAAGAATAGATGAATATTATTTTTTCTTTGTTGAGAACATTTTTCTTAGTTCTCAACAAAAACAAACATAAAAGTAATTCTGTAAGATAAATTACATGGACCATATTGCTGAAGAATACACATATAAAAATGAAATGATACATCATCAAGAAGTCAAACTATCAAATTGTTCAGCAAAACATGAAGAATATCAATATTTAGAACTCTTACAAGATATCCTTGAAAAAGGTCATTGGGAACAAGGTCGTAATGGAAAGACAAAAAGTCTTTTTGGGAAATATATGAGATTCTCCTTGGAAAACAATAAAATTCCCATTTTGACAACCAAGAAAACCGCATGGAAAACTTGTCTCAAAGAATTATTATGGTTTATTCGTGGTCAAACAGATAATCGTATCCTCAAACAACAAAATGTTCACATCTGGGATGCAAATGGAACACGTGAATTCTTGGATTCTGTTGGACTCACTGATTATGAAGAAGACGATTTGGGATGCATTTATGGATGGCAATGGCGACATTTCAACAAACCATATACGAATCTAAATTCAGAGAATGAGAACAACGGTCCAAATGGAATCGACCAATTACAACAAATTATCGATGCATTAAAAGACCCAGTACAAAGAACAAGTCGAAGACTCATCATGACTGCATGGAATCCATGTCAACTCAATCAAATGGCACTTCCTCCATGTCACGTAATATGTCAATTTAATGTGCATGATGGTAATAAATTAAGCTGTGCCATGATGCAAAGGTCAGTGGATTGTGGTCTGGGACAACCCTTTAATATTGCGTCTTATAGTTTTTTAACACACTTGCTCGCAAAACATTGTGGACTACAAGCAAGTGAATTCATCTATTTTATGGGTAATTGTCACATATATGAAGAACATATAGATTCCATGAAAGAACAAATACAAAGACAACCATTTGAATTCCCTACCCTACATATCCAACAAATACGCGAGAACATAAATGATTATCAAACAGAAGATTTTATTGTATCCAATTACAAAAGTCATGATTCAATAAAAATGAAAATGATTGCATAGGAACTACCTTCTATTCAGTGATTTAGTTACAGAAAAAATCTGTAATTAAATAAAGTAAAGAAATTTTCAATTCATGTCTTCTTGTTATACATTTGAACAGATTTATTTACCACAATCATCTAAAATTACCAATCATGTAGATGCTGCATACATTATTCATCTTAAAGGAAACAGTGCCCGCCTCCAAAATATTCACAAACAGTTAGAATCTTTTTACATTTGTAAGACCGTTTACATATTACATAATGAAGGAATGAAATGCGATAAAGGTATTCCTAATATCACACCACCATTAGACCTCATTGATTGTTATTATACATGTTTTAAAGATGCTTCTGAAAAAAATTATGAGAACATTTTGATATTAGAAGATGATTTCATTTTAGCTGATTGTATCAAAACATCTACTTCTACAGACAAACATATGAATACTATTATGGAATACATGAAAAAACATCCGCAAAATCCGGTATCATACAGATTGGGATGTCTTCCGTTGCTATTATTACCATCCTCAGTAGATTTTCAACATTACTTAGGCATAATGACTGGGACACATGCAGTAATATATAATAAACAATTTCGTATTCATTTGTTAAAACACACACCACAGAATACTATTAAAGATTGGGATGTGCATTGTAATCTACAACCAAATTCTTTTACTTATTATGAACCATTATGTTATCAATTGTTTCCTCAAACAGACAATTCAAAATATTGGGGTGTTGGATATCATCCATTTTTTGCATTCTTGTGTGAATTAGGAATAATATTATTTTCATGGGTTGGATTAGATAAACATTATGAGCCTGGATTCACTGTTTTTTATCTGTTTTCCAAATCAATTATTGCATTAATGCTCATTCTTGTATTGTTGGTGATTTGTTATTTAGACGGTTGTTTTCACACTAAAATTTCAAAAAAACAATAATCGTCTAAGATATCTGAGTCAAAACACAGTGATAAATGTCTATGGTTGTGTTGTTCAAATGTTCTCATTTTATTTTTAGAAAACGAGAACAATACGATTCAGAAATACACAAAAACAAAAGGGGTATAAAAAAGACTCTTATATTTTCTATACACATATCCCATGGAACCAAATACAAGTTCTACATCTTTGCCACAAATGCCCGAAAAATTCGCGTCTGTTATTGATGATTTTTTATCGGATTTATCGACAACCTTCCCTGAATATTCTCAATCATGGGCTGCACTACAATCCAAAGAAAAACAAGATATATATCAATATTGTTTGACAGTTTATCCTGAAAGATTCTTTGATATACTCTATCAGAATGACGATATTTACAAAGTAGACTCACTTGCAAACACATTTTTCCTTCCAGGAATTGATTTCAAGATTCTGTTTTCAGTAAAAGATATTAGTGAGAACACAAAAAAAACCATGTGGAAATATTTACAATTGATTCTAATTACTATTATGGGTAGTGTAAAAAACACCAGTTCTTTTGGTGAAGCTGCATCCTTATTTGAAGGCATCGATGAAGCTGAACTACATACAAAATTATCTGAAACTATTAATAGTTTGGGTGATTTTTTCAAAGGATTGTCTGAAAATATAGGTGAAGGGAGTACAAGAGGCGATGAGGGCGCAGCGGGAACAGAAGCCTTTGAAAAGATGTTTGAAAAAATGGCGGAAAGCATTCCTTCCGATTTTGGAATGGGAACCAATGAAGAATCTAAGTCATCATTCGATATGCCAAATGCAGAAGATTTACATGACCACATCAAGGGTATTTTTAATGGAAAAATTGGAAGTCTTGCGAAAGAACTCGCTGAAGAGCTAAGTGGAGATGTAATGGATATGTTTGGTGATGGACCTGGTGGTGAAGTAAAATCAACGAGCGATATTTTTAAGAAAATGATGAAAAATCCAAAGAAAATCGTAGAACTCATTAAAAAAATAGGAAGCAAAATAGATGACAAGATGAAAAGTGGAAACATCTCACAAGAAGAAATGATGAAAGAAGCCAGTGAGCTCATGTCGAAAATGAAAGGCATGGGAAATGAAAAACAATTTCAAGAAATGATGCAGAATATGATGAAAACCATGGGTGGAATGGGCGGAATGGGAAGCGGCGGAAAAGCCAAATTTGATATGAACAAAATGAATTCCATGTTATCAAAGAGTAATAGTCGTCAAAAAATGTTGAGCAAATTGGAAAAGAGACGAAAAGAAATGGCAGCTGCATCAACTGTTGCTCCTACCGAAATGCCAACCATACCAACAGATTATATATTAGAACAATCTACCAAACCCGGGGAATACGTCTTCAAACTTACCGGAGAATCTGATGGAGTTCAGGAAAAAAGTTTCGCACCATCTCCCTTAATGAAAAGTACATCCGCCCCAACCAACCATACCACTACCGTTACGGAAAATTGGTTAGATGACGATGTCCCTGCGAAAACAAAATCAACCTCTTCCTCTCACAAGTCCAAATCAAAAAAGGGTGGTAAAAAAGGTGGAAAATAAAATGTGTACCTCATTACAACATCCGCAATATATTTCTGTAAGAAAATATAGCAGAATACAATATAGAAGAATACAATATAATGGGATTATTCAAATTTATCAATCTACCGGTATTTATCATTAGTTTAGCAATTGGTCTTTTTTTCGTGTACATTTATCAAGCAGAAAAGAAAGTTTTGTATGTTTATCCCAAACCAGATAATGTCGATTTCATCCAATACAAGGATGACACAGGAACGTGTTTTCAAGCCAAACAGGAAAAAATAAAATGCCCAAAAGAAAGCGAAATCTCCAAAATACCGGTACAAAGTATCAGTAAATAATTTTCTGTAAGACAATTTCAAACAGTAATATATACCTTCCTTCGCATTTCGAATGAATTTTAAAAGAATGTTGAATACAAAAATTGGTGTTTTTTTCATATCTGTATTGTTAGGCTTAGGTTTAGCGAGTTTTTTCTACAAAGCATGTGACGGAAAAAGTTGTTTGAATTTCAATGGTCCTCTTATTAATGAAATTGATGGGAAAACATATAAATTCGGTGAAGAATGCTACAAATATACTTTTCAAACAGTTCCATGCAATTCTACAAAGAAAATTATTGAAATTGGAAAAGGGTCAAGTCGTGAAATAAGTGACCTTGCGTAAATGACTGAATGACCTTGCGTAAATGACTGAATGACCTTGCGTAAATGACTAATGACCTTGCGTAAAATTATACAATAAATGATATTATATATTGTATAGTTTATTTTTCATGGCATCCGTTCCAGAGAATATATCCATGACACGTATAGTTGATTTACCGGATACGGGGGGAATGGGTGTTACCAGTGGGGGGGACATGGGTTCCCTTGCATCTGATATGTATATTCCAATGAATGTTCATCCGAATCCATATGGAATTGCCCAACCACCTCCCGGCGGAATGCTTCCACCACAACACACTCAAAAACCAAATCAACAAAATATGATGCAGCAAATGCAACAGATGCAACAAAACTACCCAGCTTATCCAGGAGGAAATGGAAACGGTAGTGGAGCACCTTCCCTACAAAATAGTTATTACGCGAATGATTTGGACAATATTCAGCAAAGACTTCCACAACGAGATATTCCGATGGACATTGCACAACATACCCAAGACATTGAAATACAACCAAATTATATTCCCAAACCCAAAGTAACTGCTGATTATATTCGAGAATACCAAGAAACTACTGACAAAAAAATCAGAGATTATGAAAACAGTAAAAAAATGGAAAAACGTACAGAATCTCTGTTTGACGAAATCCAAATGCCTATCTTAGTTGTTCTCATTTATTTTATTTTTCAATTACCCATTATTAATACGTTGGTTTTCAAGAAATTCGCGTTCCTCTCTATTTATAAGGAAGACGGAAATTTCAATCTTACAGGATTATTATTAAAATCGATTCTGTTTGGTGGGCTTTACTATGGACTGCAAAAATCGATTCTGTTTGTTTCAACCTTGGAATAGGACCGCCTTCGAAATCCATTCAATCCATCTGTACATGGGGGTATCATTTCTTCCTTCCGTCAATGATTTTTCTGTTTCTCTATAAACTTCAATGACATTTGTTCCTATCCACTGTAAATATATCAAATATACGACCAATAGTACTAAAAAAGCATATACTGCATCGGAAAATACATAAGATTCATTGCGAATCAAATAAATAGGTAATGCTTTTGTAAATAAAATAATCATGATATACTTCACCCATTCTATCCAGTTGCTATTCGTTGTAATAAACGAAACAAACACAAATAAGTTTTCGACTAAACCTACATATAATCCAATGATAGGTGAGGGAATTTTTACAGAGACCTCTTTAACATGAACCGAATAATAATATATCAAAAACCAACCAAATACCCAATAAGTGAATAATTTATCAAATGTAATCTGCATGGATATCTGTTATTATATATTTATATTTACATTCAATATAAATATAACACCCTTGTATGAAGTATATTATGTCAAATTTCGATTCAAATTCATTTTTTACACATCAAATAAGAACTGATGGACTGGGAGCACAATATCAATGTATTATAATGACTTATCTTTATTGTATGAAACACAATTTAAAATACAAATATAATCCATTTATAACTGTAGCTCATAATTATAATAATGACCCATGTTATATAGATAAAATAGAAGAATTACTTAACTTAAAGAAAAATATTGAGAATGACGATTCTACGTCCAACGTAATCCATTTTTATGATATGATAAACGAATTTGAAGAAAACATAGATGACTATTGTAATAGTGATGGAATGCAATTCATAAAAGACTGTTTCTGGAAAAATAAAGAAAGAGACCATTTTAAAAACAATAAAATAAATGTAGCCGTACATATAAGACGAGAAAATGAAGGTGATATGGGGAAAGGAGAAGACCGAGTAACTACACCAAATTCATATTATTTGAATGTAATGAACGAAATCAGAGAAAAATATGTAGGTTCAGACAAAGAGTTGTTGTTTCACATATATTCACAAGGAAACATCGAAAATTTTAAAGAACTCGAAAATGAAGATGTCGAATTTCATTTGGATGAATATGCACTAACATCCTTTATAGGATTAGTTGCAGCGGATATATTGGTGATATCTCCAAGTAGTTTTAGTTATGCAGCCGCATTTGTGAGTGATGGAATCGTTTATGCAAAACCATTTTGGCATCGTTTGAAAAAAGATTGGATAACATGTATCGGTTGAATAACATTATTCCAGTAAAAAATTCAATTCTTCTATTTTTGATAAACATGTAACTTTACGTGTTTTAAAGTTATAATGTTGACCACCACCACCAAATAAATATAAATCTTCAATATTATCTAATATATTTGTATTATATAATGGAATAGACGGTCCGGTATTTATTGCAATAATTTTCTTTACATATAATGCAATTGCTGCTATATTTTTAACAGAAAACGTTTCAAGACATAATATATCATTTACTTTTTCTGTTGTAGCAACGTTATATTTTTCACTTAGTTTTATAATAAAATTATCCCAATCCATTCTTACAGATTCTATTCCATAATCATTGTATTGACAACTTAATGGTGTTGAATTGATAATGAGGATATCTATCTTTTTATATTTATCTTCTAATTCTTCAAACCGTTTAAACAAATCAGGGTCTTCATATTCAAATGAATTCACTGTAATAGGTATATTGTAAGTATTCAAAAATATGTTAAACATTTTACATAATGTGTCTTCTATAAAATGTTCATAGGTTGTGGTTGCCTGCCATAATACATAACCATGTATAATATTATCCTCACATGGAAATAGTTTAATATTGTTAGAACAAATAAAATCTTTTAAATTTTTATGGTATTTTTCCCAACAATAATAATGTATTATAATATTATTCGCTTCAATGTAATCTTTTATTTTATAAAAAAAAATAAAATTTATGATATTATCTCCTAAATGGTGATGGTTATTTACTTCAATAATGGTTGACATTAATAAAATATAATACTTTTATAATTTTATATTTTTTTTGTAAAAAATAATATAATAAATTTACGTTATATTATTTATAATGAACAATATATTATATTTACCAGTATCTATTGGAGAAGCAATTGACAAATTAACTATATTAGATATTAAATGTTATAAAATAACAGATAATCGAAAAAATGATGTCAAAAAAGAATATGAATTGTTATATGATAAATTAAAAGATTTTGTTGTAAAATATCAAAATCTGTATGAAACGATGAAAAAAGTAAATTTATTAATATGGGATATGATGGACTCTTTAAGAGATGGAGACTTGAATGAACATTTATATTTACAAATTTGCAAAGAATGCATTGAATATAATGATATTCGTTTTCGTGTTAAAAATAAAATTAATTCGATTTCAGAATCATTTTTAAAAGAACAAAAGAGTTATAAAATAAATAGACTGATTATCAAAATTGAAAAGGAAATTACAGAGAATCATTTGTATTATTTATTGTTGTTAAATATTGTAAAATATTTTTCATTCATTTATGACGAAATTATTATTGAAAGCGATTATCACTTAGATTTTTTGAAAAAAGAATTTTATTATGACCAAACAATATTATTTGTCTCAAATACAGATGTATCCATTGATTATAAATGTAAAGTAATATTTGAAGATAAAGAATACACGAATGAAGAAATATATAACTTATTTAATATCACAGAAAATGAGATAAAAAAAATATGTTAAAATTTAATATTGGTGTAATGAAATCAAGTGAAATTCTACAGAAAGCATACAATATAAATTTTACAAATTTAAATATATTAGAATGTGGTGCTGGTGCGGCGCAAGAAACCAAAGACTTTTGTGAAAAAAATAATTGTTATTATATTGAAGCACATTATCTTGAATATGAAGAACTTAAACGTCTAAATTATAATGTATATCATTATGCATTATCCAACACGAATGATACTCTTTGTTTTACGATTACATCTCATGGGGGTAATTCATCATTGTGTCATAGTGAATTACATAAACAAGAATTAACAAATTGTTATAATTCAACATTTACAGAAGTATCTGTACCTGGAATCACTTATAAAAATTTTATTGAAAATGTCATTAAAACAAACATAGACATTTTGATACTTGATGTTGAAGGTCATGAGTGCACAATTTTGAATACATTTTTTGAGTTAGATGTATCACAGTTACCAAAATTAATATGTATTGAATGTGGATATGATTGGATACAACGGAAAGAAATCTTATTGAAATTAGGATATAATTTGGATTTTTACGAATTTAATAATTGTTATTTTTCACATTCAACTTTTCATTGTGAGAAAAATGTATCACAAATAAATGCTTTTAATCAAAGTAATCCAAAATTTATATGGAATAATTATGTAATATATGAAAATGAATTCGCTTGAATGTTCTGTTATGTAAGTATAATAAAAATATATAAAATATCTTTATTATAAAATAATATATACCATAACCATGATTAGTATAATACAAGTTACAGAGTCAAATAAAGGATTATTAGATTCGTTTATTACAAACAGTATATTTCCAAATACTTTTAGATATTTTAATAAGAGAACGAGCGATGTAATTAAGAATCATTTAATTACCATATTGTTAATGGATTTGAATTTAAGTATACCGATTGGGTATGCTCATATTGATTTTGATGATAATAAATATTGGTTTGGAATATGTATTTTAGAAAATTATCAAAATAAAGGATACGGTAAAGAAATTATGACATATATATTTAATCAAGAAAAAATCAAACAATTAGACCAAATTTATCTTACAGTTGATAAAATAAACGCAGCTGCAATTCATTTGTATAAAAAATTTAACTTTGATGTGATACATGAAACAGATACTTATTTTATGATGAGATTTACATCATAAACTTTTCAATAATGCTAACTATATATTTTTGTTGGTCGAATGTAATATTTGGTGAACTTGGTATCATAATTATTTCTTTATTCAGTAATTCTGATATATTATCCATGTTTTCAACATGTTTCATGTGTCCATGTGTATGAATTGGATAAAAAAAAGGTCGAATATCGATATTATTTATTTTAAAAAATTCATTGGTTTCCTGAATCGTGTTTGTGTTACCAATGATTCTAATTGCAAATATCCAATAAGAACTGTTTGTATTATCTTCTTTTTTGAATAATGCAATTTTTCCTTCATTTATTAGTGGTTGTAATAATAATTCATAATTATCAAATATTTGTTTTTTATTAGATAAAATATTATCTATATCATTTAACTGGTCATACAAAAAGGCTGCTTGTATGTTTGTCATTCTATAGTTATATGCATGAACATCATGTATATATCTTATAGATGACATTCCTTGTGAATAAACTTTTCTAATATAATTGTACACTTCTTCATCATTTGTTAAAAATGCACCTCCTTCACCAGTTGTGATAATTTTATTTCCATAAAAACTAATAGATGAGCATAATGTATGCTCACTCGTTCCGGAATAAATTCCATTGTATTTACCAAATAGTCCTTCACAGTTATCTTCCACAAATATTAAGTCAGGTCGTATTCGTTTTAACATAGGAACATTTATAATATTGCCTAAGTTATGTACGATGAGAACTGCTGCATTTTGTTCTAATGATTTTATATATTCTTCATTTGTTTCTATATTCCATGTATCTATATTCATTTTCATCACTTCGATTTCTTCGATATTATATTCATTTAACACTGAATTCCAAGCAGCAATATATGCATTGTTAGGTACATAAATTTTTTGTATATCTGGATATTTGTATTTTATTGCTAGAAATAAACAGTGTGTTGCACAAGTACCATTAGACATTAAAATATTGTATTTTATATTCAAAATATTACTTAGTTTTTCTGTTGCCAATCCAATATATTCACCATGATTTGAAATCCATCCAGAATTTATTGCTTTTATTGCCTCTTTACTGTATTTTTCTATATTTGGTTCATATATATTTATCATTTTGTATATAATATTTATGATTTATTATTTTATATTACTAATAAATAAAATAATAATTTACATACCAATACCAGTTCATTTTTACATACCAATACCAAGTATTTTCTGTAAGATACCCCGAGTTTTCGATTTTTTTGATTCCGATTCCACATGTTCTCCTTTTTGCTTTTTGCTTTTATAAATTTTCTGTGTTTTTTTTCGCGAAAAAGGTACAGATGCCGATTCAGACACAGATAACGTTGCCATATCCTCCGAAGATTTTTTTTTAGTAACCGATTTTGAACGTCGTTTGCGTATATCTATTGCTGCAGCTGCTCCAGGAGAATATTTAAAAAACCAGGCATTCCATTCTGCGCTATTTCGTTTATGCATCAATTCCTTGAATTTTTCAGCCTTCTCTGCCCGAATCGTTTCCAATGTAGGTTGTTTTCCATAACAAGATATACTAAAACGTTTTAGTAATCCACGTTGTTCCAATCGATTTTTTTGTTCGACTTCAAACAAAAACTTTGCCATACACAAAATACGATTGCTGTCAAAATATTCTTTGTCTGCATAAATAAATGCCAAGTAAAAACTCAACATGGTATCTATGGTTGCCACATTGATTTCTTTATTTCCAATTTGTATGGTATTGTAATTGTGACATGCAATAGGTTTAAATATAAACGCCACCGTTTCTTTTCCAATACGTATTTCAATATGTTCTGGTATCACATCATCCAATGAACCATGTTTTACTGTTTGTGCATTTTTGAATCCAATTTCTTCCAAACGCTCTTTAATTATCAACGCACATCTATCCGGGTCTTCTGCTAATACATCAAAATCTGGAATTTGGCGTATCAATTTCTGTTGCGCAGGGTCCATGTATTTGGAATACAATGAACTGGCATATCCACCAAAAAACACTACTCCCTGTTCAATGAATGAATCACGAACACTGAAATACACACGTTGTGAATCCGATGCATCCAATGTCTCTACATCCCGTTGAAAGTCGATTGTATGACAATCGAATGGAGGCACCAATGGATAATATTTATTCAACAAAGTTAATCGTTTGAGAACCTTTTCCCAACGAGAAACATCTCCAGCTGGTCGTGATAATTCCAAATACATGGACATACGTAAATAATTCGGTGGAGCATAGCGAATACCTGCAATCGTAATTGTTTCTCGTCCAATAGAACGATATATGTCTGAATGCAATTGTGTAATGTCTGCCATAGGAATGTAATTGACAAACACCTTATATGTACCTTTATGGACCCCAGATTTGGCTTCTGTTTCTAAATATCCTGCAGCATAAAAAATATCCGCTAATTCCTTGGCATCTTCTAATGCGTTTTGTGAAAAAAAATCATAATCAGGCACTTCAATATCCCGGTCATAAAATTGTGCATATTTGGGTAATATATTATTGATTGCTGTTCCTCCATAACAAATTAGTTTTTTGCGAATTAAAAAATTCTCTAAAATCTGAATCATCTGTTTGACATCATCGCTATTTGCTATTTTTTGTTTTTGTAAAATATCTGTTTCATCCACGGCATGTCGAAGAATAGCTAATTCACAATCTTCAAATGTCATCTTATTATCACACAGAGGTGTATTATATTTTGCATGTTGTTTTTGTTTCTTATGATGTTTTTGCATTTGTGTCTAACAGTATATATTTATATGTATATATTTTCACCTGCTATTAAATAGAAATTTTTTCTGTATTCAAAGTCGGTCCATTCGACGCTGCATAAGAAGTTAATTCGGGCATTAATAAAAAGGCACTTCCACCGGCATCATTAAAGGTCATTTCATATGCACCCAAAGAAGACACCCCCAATGAAGCCGTTCCATTTGTATAAGATGACAACCACGCCATCACCGGCAACATATGAAAGGGAACACGGTCTTGTACTGTTTTCAGAATATCTGGATTATAAGTAAGCAGCGTATGTTTAGAATCAAATGGAGCCACCTCTGTAATTATCGGTTCAGATGACGGTGTTGCTGGAAGTTTGCCATGGTCGATTATCTGCATTCCTTTGGTGTATGGGTCTATGTGTATTTTGGAAGAAAGTTCTCCTGTTTTTTGATTCATACCATTGCTGCCTTTATCCATGATAATAACGACCTTTCCCATGATTTTGCTAAGCGGTGTTTTGGGTGTAATTGGACCACCCGTATATGAAACCGGTTTCAACATATCTAAAGCTTGTTCAATTTCCCGATTTAATGCATTGTTTTTTGCTCGTTTGGTAAGTTTGGTTTCATCTGTATCATTTACAGAGAACAACTGATACATCGGACGAATTTGTATAAACAATGGGTCTTCCAAATTTGGCACAGGATTTTTAAAACCATTTCGAACAATCGTATCCAACACTTCGCTGAATAATATTGCATTATTCGAAGTTGATGGGTGTGCGCCTCGTGTGGAACATCCTACAACAGCTTTAGGTGCATTAGATGGGTTCTCTGTCTCTCCTTCCTTCGGGGTGGGTGCTGCGTAATATACCTCAAAGTCCAAAAAACGATATCCGCGACTCAATACATACACAACCATATCTGTAGAAACAGTTTCTCCGTCATAGGCAGAGTCGAAAGAACTTTTGATAACAAAAGAATCTAACGTGTTTTTCTGATTCTTTGGAGATACCCGGGTTAATCCCAAAGGAATCTTATTTGCTTGTTCGATGGCAATTACCTTTTTATTGCTGTAGGCAGAAAAACCTTCTGTTTCATTCATGATTTCGAACCTTTTCTTGAGGAGTCTAAATAAAATGTATAAAAACATGCAAAAGATGAGAACCAATAATATTTTTTGTAAGATATTCATGTTCAGTAAATTTTTCATAGAGATGAACACACTGATTATATTATACCACCTGAAAATAAAACAAGAAAATATATTTCAAGGTTCCTCCCCCACCTACTCTTCTACCAATAAAACCATCCATTCGATAACGAAATAAAAATATAATATATTTATAGTATAATAGAATACATACATGGCAGGTGGAATATTAAATTTAATATCTACAGGAAACAATAATATCATATTAACTGGAAACCCTACAAAAACATTTTTCAAGGTCACTTATTCTAAATATACGAATTTTGGGTTGCAAAAATTTCGCATTGATTATGATGGTGCAAGAGACTTACGTCTTACTGAGCCCTCTGTATTTTCCTTCAAAATGCCTCGATACGCCGAACTATTAATGGATACATATCTTGTTATCAACATTCCTACTATTTGGTCACCTATTTACAATCCATGTACACAAACAGGAAATATGTGGGCTTCCTATGATTTCCGTTGGATACGCGAACTTGGTACCAATATGATTTCCGAAATTACAATTACATGTGGGTCTCAAACCATACAAAAATACAGTGGTGAATATTTACGCGCCATGGTTGAACGCGACTTCTCCGCAGAAAAAAAAGAGCTTTTTGACAAAATGACCGGAAACACAGTTGAATTGTATGACCCAGCCAACGCATTCACTCGTGAAAACACCTATCCATCGGCTTATTATACCACTTCTGGAACAGGTGCTGAACCTTCTATTCGTGGCAGAAAATTATACATTCCCATCAATACTTGGTTCACATTGGACAGTCGATGTGCTTTTCCAATGATAGCCCTTCAATATAATGAATTGTATATCAATGTTACTCTACGACCCATACAAGAATTATTTCAAGTAAGGGATGTGTTTGACAGTCCCAACAATTTCCCATATATCCAACCCGATTTTAATTCACCACAATTCAATATGTATCAGTTTCTACAAACACCCCCTCCTGACCTCACCGTTCCAAATGCATATCCAAACACAACCAATGTATGGAATGCAGATATTCATCTATTATCTACCTATTGTTTTCTCAGTGGAGAAGAAGCCCGTCAATTTGCAGCGGAAGACCAAGTGTATTTAGTAAAGGACGTATTTGAATATACATTTAATAATATTACAGGAACTCAAAAAGTGAAACTCACTTCATCTGGTATGGTATCCAGTTGGATGATTTACTTACAAAGAAATGATGTGAATATGCGAAATGAATGGTCAAATTATACTAACTGGCCCTATCATACCCTTCCATCAGACATTGTATTGGCACCAAGCCCTGGTCCACGAACCAATCCATCCGGTAGCCGAATTATAAATACAGGTATTTTTATCACTGGCAATTTAGCACCTGAAAACCAAAAAGAAATTTTAGAAACAATGGCTATTGTATTTAATGGGGATTACCGTGAAAATGTATTAGAATCCGGTGTTTTCAATTATGTGGAAAAATATGTGAGAACCAAAGGGTCAGCAAAAGATGGATTGTACTGTTATAATTTCTGTTTAAATACTGACCCATTTGAATATCAGCCCTCTGGTGCCATCAATTTAAGTAAATTTCGAATTATTGAATTAGAAGTGAGTACACATGTGCCTCCATTTGATGTACAGAATATGTCTTACAATATCATTTGTGATGCAAATGGAAATCCTATTGGAACATCCAAATTAAATTGGCGTCTGTTTGAATACAATTATAATATGAAAGTCTTTGAAGAAAGATACAATGTGTTGTCTTTTATTGGTGGAAATTGCGGTATGTTGTACGCAAGATAATAGGAGAATATTATATAGTGTTATAATAAATATATAATATTCATGAGTTCAACATGGAGAAATAAGGAAACGAAAAAATCAAACAATATATCTCATTCCACTGTGCCTCCAATTATCGAAAATTTCAAAAATATTCCCATGTTTGAAGTATTACAACCGTCTACGTCAACTACAACATATATTTCATCAAACACCACTTCCACCTCTACCCCGCATTCTGAGAAAACCACTGAAGGTTTTGATATTATGGGTGATAGCTATTTTCAAAACTGTAAACGATACATTCGATTGAATGGAGTCTCTGGAATCAATGAAATTATTGGAGATTTAAAAAAATTCATTCAATGCAGTTTTCAAAATCCCGTCGAAAAATTAGATGAATCCATTGAAAATACCATTTTTTCGATATTGTACGCCATGTTATTAATGACTGACAAACAATGTGAATCAGAAACCGTTTTGGAAAAACAAACAAAAGATAAAGCATTCGCTGAATTCTGGTGGGCTCGTGGAGACGTTAAAAATGTATTTACACAACCATTTACTACAATGTCTGATGCACAGGATACACAATATGCACAAGATGCAGTCGAAGGATTTACTCTGGAAGAAGAACCCTATTTGCGAAAAACCGTCGATTCTTTCAAACAGAATCATTTCAACTTTATTAAAACCACTGATATCTATAACAAAGTAGCACAATATTATGTGTCCGAATTAAATGAACGCGAAACCAAACTCCTGCGAAGAATGACAGACACCGAATTATTTCAATTCAACAATTATTTTGATAATCAATTAAACTACCCGGAAGTTCAATCCAAAATACTCAAAATAAAAATTCCATCCACTCAAACCACCAAAACTACCTATAGAAATACCATGAACGATTATAAAAAATATTACAAAACCACTGCACGATTCAAAATATACAATACCCAACCCATAGTATATTACACATTCAATAACCAATATTTTGATTTATCAGAAAACAATATCCCGTCTCCCCCATCTGCATCCTCTGGTAATGGTATTGACCGCAATTATGCGTTTTCCATCGACTTCTTTTCCTCAAAAACTGTCTCCATTCAATCTTACTTGGATGACGTACTTACGCATTATGCTTCAATTTTTGTACGAAAAAACAACATGGGTTCTTACAGGATAAATACTTTAAAATCCCGTATTGGGACGGTATATGCAAATCTATTGAATTATTTGGAATTCCAGTTTTTTCGTATGTATGGCACCTTTTTCAACGAATATCATATCGCTTTATTCAATCACATTTTTTTTGTACTATTGAACCAGACACCTGACACGAATACATCCGTAACGACTATCAATCTATTGGGTGGTGAGAACGATAATCCTTATAACAAAACAGACTCGCCTTATCTTTATTTCGGAAAACAAGAGATGAGAACTATATATCAGCTTCTTTTCAATGAGATTTTGTTGGACAAACCTCAAGCGGAATTATCTTCCAATAATTCGTCCAAACTTCCTTACTTGTATACACTCGAAAGTCCACCAGAATCAGAAGAAGAGATGGACACACAGAAACCATATTTATATGATTATATGCTGTTATCATCCAGTGAAATGATGCCAATCGATGGTGTTCTCATTTACCCAGACAGTATGTTTAGTTCAGATACCAAAAATATATTGTCAGAGTACATTCTGTTACCGGACCCACCATTTGAAGTAGAGCCAGATATGAAAAAATATTATGTAGATGTATTATCGGATTGTGAGCGAGAACAACTCGCAAAGAAAAATAAAATCAAAAGCTATGCAAAAATCATCAAAGAAGAATTATACAAAATTCTATTGGTTCCTGTAAGTATTTATGTTGCCTACAATTTTTATTATTTGTTTTTCTTTAAAGATTGTGCAGACCCTGCAAAAGATTATAATAAAGAAACAGGGGATACAATTTACAAGAATACTTGTGAGAATTGTAGCACACCTGTATTTCCCGATGTAGAAAGTTATTTTCATTATTATGAAGAACACAACCTGGATTTTTTCTTTGAATTGGTTTTCAAACCGGTCAAATTCATTTATACATCACTCAATACAATAAAGGCGTTGTTTCGTAAAGAATTTGGAATCGTAAACACAACTATTCCCAAGGATGAATATCCTTATATATTCCTGTTTGCATGTTTCGCATTTTTTTATACTTATTTTTTGAAAAACTATCAATATATTTTAACTATATTCAAACACATCATCGGATTGGATTTTGAAAATATGAATAAAACGGTTAGTGAAAAACAGGGTGACCTCAATTCGTTCGCTTTTGGAATTACTGTCATGTTTTTTGTGGAATGTGTTTTGCGTAGTTTTTTTGGCATCTCATTGAAATCGATATTTAATAATATTGGTGAAAAAATAACACTTACAACTGTGAAGAAAACAGTAACAGATACTATGTCAAATTCAACAAACAGTTGGATAGTTTGGATTGTGTCTTCTACACCATTTGTAGGTATATTAAAATTAATATATGCACTATTGTATTGGTTTGCAAAAGGATACGTTGTATTTATGTTAGTACCATTTGCTGTAACCTTGATTATTTTGTATTTCATTTACAACTTATTTATGGGAATATACAACAACTCTTCTGACGATATATCCATCTCTGACAAAATCGAACTAATTACACGCATTATTTATACAAAATTATATGATGTTAAGGAATCCAATGATTTCATATATTTGGTAAAATCCATTTTCTGGTTTTTCTTTTTCTATTTGTATGAATTTATTGCGATTCTGGTTCTCATTACAGGATTAATGACTTTCTTAAAATACATTGATTCAGTAGAAATTAATACCGTAATCACCATGTTTTATCTATTTTTTATTGTAGGCATTGTGTTATGGAGCATGTATAAATACAAAATATTGAAACCCAAATTAGATGATACTTATCAACGCGATGAGAACAATAAACAATTTACATTCGATTTGTTCAACTGTAAAGACAGTTATGAGAAAAATACAGGAAACAGTATGTTTAATATTTTTATTGCAAGTGATGCATATAACAAACACATTATTGATGAACATATGGCAAAAAAGAAAGAAGAAATGAGTAAAAATAAACCATCGGGATTACAGAAAACTTTTGGGTCCATGGTATCATTTTTCGGGGATAAAATGCAAAGCGCCAAATCGTTTGTACAATCAAATGTGAATAATATAGGCTCTACACTCAACAGTGGAATCGGAGATGTAAGCAATTTATTACAATCTAAATATGAAAAAACAAAACAGAATGCAACTGATACATATTCGTTTCTAAAAAATACACCTGGTAATGTTCGTAATATGGCGAATTCCGTTGGCAATATGTTTACTTCTAACAATACACAAAGGTAAAAGAAAACAGAAAACATGCAATTTATACACCCACCATTGGTAACCGACCACTGGCATTCATATTACAAAGGTATTTGAATTGTTTGTGTTACAGATAAATTAGTAAGATTTGATTCTACTGCGTTCGCTTCTGGCGCTGGAGGTGGTAACGAATTTTCTAAAAATTCAGCGGCATTTGAACCATTGGTTGCTGTTTTTGTTGCAACAGCTAATTTTCGTTCCAAATGTTCAATGCGTTTCATAAGAGTTTCTGTCAACAGATTATTTGGAGGCTCCGGGGATGGTCCTGGCATTGGCGGCGCAACAGGAGATAATTCACCATTTTGCTGCATACCTTGTACCAATGTTTCCAGGAACTGATTTCTTTCTGTAAGAAATTTAATTTGTTGGATTTGTTGGTTCATAATGGCGACAATTTGGTCATTGGTAATAGGTCGTGGTGGTTTTCCCTCTTCATTAATCATGAGTTGTCCACCTCCAGGTGCACCCATTGGTTGAGAACCCATTTGTTGCATTTGTTGTTGTCGTTCTGCTTCAATTTGTTTGATTTGTTCCAACACATCTGGTTTCATTTTAGGTTCTCCGGGTTCATATGATTTTAACAATTCATCAATATCTTTTAAGAAAAAGTTCTTGATGGGAAGTTCCTTTGCTTGACGAATAAACATATCAACCGTTTTGTTTGATTCTTTAAAAAAATCAGGATGAGGGTTCTCCAACAGTTTACGTTTATCAAATGTATTATGTTCATGTGAAAACACTAAAATCGTTTTCAAAGGGTCTAATTGAGCAAATGGAATTGTATAATTCTTCAAGAAAACACGTTCTTCTGCCAATGCAGCATGGTTTTCATATGCACAATCCTTTAGCATGCTTGTGCGAAACGCAAATGTACCGGCAGTTGCATGAGTCGGAGAATATGGACCGGATTGATACATTTTTTGTATGTGTTTAAAATATACATAAATTTCACTCGAACCAGCACATAATGCTTCACGGTGTTCCATTAATGTATCTACTGCATGACTCACGCGTTCTGGAGGATAATAATCATCATCGTCCATATAAACAATAATCGTGCCTTTCACATGTTTGTGCATGTAATTTCGTTTTTCACCGAGCGCCATTTTTCGTTCTTCACGAAAATAACGGATTTGAGGAATTCCAGATTTCTCTATTAAATCCTGTATAGAATCCGTACCATCATCCACAATAATCCATTCCATTCTGTCTTTTGGATAGGTTTGATTTAAAAAACATTGAAACATAGTAGGAATAAAAGGACGTCGATTGAATGTTGGTGTACATATGGATACAAATGGATAGAATTTTTTGGTCAACTTAGGAGTATGCGATTTAACTTTTCCCATCTATGCAAACTATGTAAAAATAAAAGACCTTATATTTAATTTGATTCCAAACAAATATAATAAATAATATTCTGTAAGTAATATATGACAAAAAAAAAGAATTCATCTACTACATCCGCATCCACACCCATAATATTTCCAACACCTTCTATTCATTTCATACCTTCTATTTATGCATATGAATGGCAAATTATTTATGCTTGTCATTCAGATACATTTCAACGGTGTATATGTGGTCACAATGTGAAACGATTAACTTATATTTATAATAAAAATACATGTACAATTATGCGTGTAGGAACAACCTGTGTAAAAAAATACGGTATTACACAACATATCAGCAATAGTTTACTGTATGTTGTCTTACAGAAATATATTACAGCAGAAATTGAAAAGGAACATGTATCTGTAGATGATTCTTACGTATTCACAAATATTGAAACCTGTTTGAGAACATGCATCCAAGAAAAATATCAGGAAATTAATGCAAAAATTTTTACAGCGAATTCTTACGATTCTCCAATTATAGATTATTATGATGTAGTAGTACCATTTCGAAGACTTCTTACAGAAACATGTGACCTGGTAATGGAATATAAATTTTTATCATTAAAAGAATTATTGCAAGAAATTGAGAACGATATTCATCTGCTTGACAATAATGTGAAACATCGTATGATTGATGAATATGAAGTTTCTTCGGCATCCGTTTCATCTGATTCATCCGTTCTCGATACCATTAGTGAAATTGATGAAGAACCCACCGAAGAACCCGCCGAAGAACCCACCACTACAGAAGAAATAAAAATAAAAAACATTCTCTAAGATATATTACAGAAGGTTTTTCTAAGAACGACTGCATCGTCGAGTCCCATTAGTATTACCGGGAATATTGTAATTGCTCCAGAAATCGCAACAACCATGCATGTTGATATTGTTCATCCTATATCAAATTCG